CGTAGCAGAATCTCAAGTTCGAGATTTAGATGCTATTGTTGAAAAATTAAATACTACGTATCAAGAAGAATTAAAAGAGGAGGTAGAAGCATTTAACTTCTTTTTAAATTAATGGCTAATAGTTTTATAAATAAAAAAGTAGATTTAACTACAACAGATTTAACTACACTGTACACAGTGCCTAATTTCAAAACAGCTGTTGTTAAATCTATATTAGTATGTAACGATGCAGGATCTGGATGCAATATAGACGTTACTTTAGTGAATGCTAGTGGTAACATATTTAGTCTGTTTAAGACAAAAACTATAGCAACAATTACCACAACAGAACTTTTAACTAACCCACTTGTAATGGAAGAAAGTGAGATATTAAAAGTAAAAGCTTCTGACGCAAACGAACTGCATGTCATAGCTTCAATATTAGAGATACAGCCAAGAGAGGTAACAACATAATGAAAAATCTACCAGTAATAGAACCAAAAGAAGTAATAACAACAATAACCAATATGAAGACAGGCGAAAAATATAAGGATGATGCTGAGTGGAAAGCAAAAGGTATACCTGAATCTGAGATAAGAAAAGATGTTAGACTGATAATGCCTAGCCTTGATTTATTTGGAAAAACAAAATAAAAGGGACAAATGGCCATAACAAGATCACAACAAGCAAAACAGATGTTACAAGACGGCGGTATGCTAGTCAAACCAGGGTTTGGTGGTACTAGACAAGGATATCGTGGAGTGGGAGAATATGGAGGTGGAGATGAAGGACCAGCCACTGGTCAAGGACCGGCTGGTGATGGAGGTAGAGAAGATAGAAGAGCTGGTCAATACGGATCTCCAGAGGGAAAAGCAGTTGCTGATAGAGACTCAGGTAAGGGTGGATTTTCATTAGATAAACTTCCAAGCGTTAGATTAGCAAAATTTGTAGTTGATAAACTTGGAAAATTTGGTCGTAGAGGATTTAACCCTGACGATTTATTAGGAACTCCAGATTTTCAAGGAACAAGATCGTCAGTTGATGATGACGATGATAGTAGAGGAGAAGAAGCAGGTATAAGATCAGCTATGAGATTTAATCCAATGACAACAGCAGCTTCTATGATGAATCCAATGACACCACAACAAGGTATTGGAGCATTAGATTTAAATAGAATAGCATATAGATTTATGGCAGACGGTGGTTTTTTAGAGGACACAGATGAGGCAAGACAAGCTTATGGATTAGGTAGCATAGTTAAAAAAGCATTTAAGACAGTTAGAAAACCTTTTAAAGCAGTAACTAAAACTTTAAAAAAAGTTGCAAAAAGTCCAACAGGTAGATTACTATTAGCGGTTGCAGCACCTTATGCTCTTGGACCTGCTGTGGCTAGTTCTGCAGCTTTAAGTGGTTTAACAGCAGCACAACAAGCAGCTTTAATATCTGGCGCAACAACAGGTATCACGCAACTTGCATCAGGTGAAGATTTAGATCTTAAGGACATTGCATTGTCAGCAGCAATAGGTGGAGCAAGTGCAAAAGCATTTCCAGCAGGAGGATCAAGTCGTGCAGTTTCGCAGGCACCAAGAGGTCCAGCAGAGTTAGGAATGACAACTAGAGGTGCAATAGGCACTCCAGGTTTTAAATCTAGTTTAGTTGATGAAGTTGCACTTACAGGTGGTAGAGCATTTACAGGACCACAAGAGTTAGGATTAACGGCACAAAGAGCAGCAAAAGAATCAGCACTTGCACAATCTTTAAAACCAACTGCTTTTACTAGTGCAGATAGAAGAAGAGAATTAGCAGGTATTAGATCTATAACAGATGCTGCCAAAAAAACTGATCCTAGTCTTTTGAAAAAAGCTACAGAAGGTTTAGCTAAATTAAAAGATAGTAAACTAACAGATATTTTACTAAGAAACAAAGATGGAAAAATAGATCCTTTTAAAGCCATCGCTTTAACAACTGGTATAACTGGTTTATTAGCTGCTAAAGAACAAGAACAAGAAGATGAGTTTGGTGAAATAGACAGAGGACCCGGAATAGATATTGCTGCTATTAGAAGAAGACCTTTTGATACTCTAGCACCTAGATTTGGTGGTAGTCAGTTTGACTTTTACGCAGCAGAAGGTGGTCGAGCAAAGAAAGAACCTGTAGCTAAAAAGGTAATGCCTTTACTAGATATGGGAGGTATGGAAAAAGATTATAGAGCTGAAGGTGGATTCGTCCCTATTGGACGTATGGAAAAAGCAGATGATGTTCCTGCAAGATTATCAAAGAATGAGTTTGTATTTACAGCTGATGCAGTTAGAAATGCAGGTGAGGGAGATGTGGACAAAGGGGCAGAAGTTATGTATAACATGATGAAGAACCTCGAAGCCGGGGGTGAAGTATCCGAAGAATCGCAAGGCTTAAAAGGCGCAAGACGAATGTTTCAAACATCACAAAGATTAGAGGAAGTATTATAATGAGTGTAGCTGAACAAAGAACATTACCCGCAAAATTTGTTGAAGATTTAGGTGTAGATTTAGCAAAACAAATTACAGCACAAACAGCTGTACCAGTTGTAACAACAGGTATCGCAGGTATATCACGGCAGCCTGGAGAAACTGCAGAAGGTTTTAAAGCAAGACAAGATGCAGCTAGAGCATTTACAACAAGACAACAAAGTTTAGCGGGATTAGCACCACAAATTGCTTCAAGAGATCCCTTACAAACTCAAGCTCAACAATTAGCGCAAGCTGGAATAGGATCATTTCAACCATTTGTAACTGCAGCACAACAACAAATTGGTGCAGCAGGAGCTACAATAGGAGGAATATCAACAGGAGCCCCAACCACACAACAAGTGACAGATTTTATGTCACCATTTCAATCCCAAGTAATTGATGCTTCATTAGCAGAATTTGATCGTAATAGAGCTATACAAGAACAACAGATAAGAGATCAACAAGCAAAATTGGGAGTGCTCGGCGCTGGTCGAGCGGGAGTGCAACTCGGAGAGTTTGGCACAGGGGCGGCAAGAGAAAGAGCTTTGTTACAAGCAGGATTATTGCAACAAGGTTTTGGACAAGCTATGCAAGCTAGACAACAAGACATAGCTAACAGATTTAATATTGCTCAAGCACAGTCAGGTTTAGGGCAACAACAAGCAGGTTTAGCATCACTCGTTCCAGGTTTACAAGGTCAAGATGTTTCTACTTTAGGAAGATTAGGAGCACTTAACCAAGCACAGGCACAAGCTCAACTTGATGCACAAAGAGAGGCAGTAAGACAAGCAACATTCCAACCTCAAGAACAGTTAGATAGATTTGCTGCACAAGTTACTGGATTAATGGGTGGATATCCAGCACAGTTTCAACAGTCTATAAGACCAAATCCTACACCACTACAAACAGCTCTTGGTGTTGGTACAACATTAGCAGGAATATACGGTTTAACTAGATAATATGAACAGAATATTAAAAAGACCAATGTTTAGAATGGGTGGTTCATCTGGAACTGGTATTACATCTGGACTTGATAAACCAAGACAAATGTATAAAGAAGGAGAAGATGTAAAGCCTAAGATAGATACTTCTAGATTAATGCCCACTGCATTACCAGGATTTTTAACACAGTTTGGTTTAAATTTATTATCACAACCAGGAGGACAGAATATATTTCAAACTGCTGCAACTGCAGCTCAAGAACCTTTTAAAACTTTTCAAGCAGCTAAACTTAGAGAAAAAGAAATAGAGGATAAATTTGCTAGAGATTTAGCATTACAATTAGCTAAACCTCAAAAACAAACATTAAGACAAGGTGTTGATAGAACAACCGGTAAAAGAGGTTTTTTTACAACAGAGGAAATCTTAAATAACCCTAATATAATTCCACCAGATAATAGGATGGCATTTACTTTTGATGCAGACTCACAAACTTTAAGTCAAGTACCAGTTAGTGAAAGAGATAAAAGATTAGAGGATCAAAGACTTGCACAACAAATAGTATCTAGCGTTAATACAGTTGGTAGGCTTAAAGATGATATGATTGAAAGAGTTAAAAATTCTCCTACTGGAGCTGTAGCAGGTATATATACTGCTTTAGAAGGTTTCTCTGATCAATTAGCACAAGCTTCATCAGCTTTAGGTTTTAATGAAAACAGTTTAGATTTTGATATTAATACATCAGAAAAATTAGATAAATATTTAGAAGGTAAAGGTATTACAAAAGGAGCGGCTAATTTTGGTAGATTAAAAGGTTCTGTAATTAATTTGGCTTATCAATTAGCAAAAATTAAAGAGCCTGGAAATCCAAAACTTTCAGAGGGTGATATTATAAGACAATTAGATAGAATAAGATTTGGTCAATCGAGAGAAACTTTTATAGCTGGATTAAATCAAATTTTTGATGATGAGGTAATTGCGGCAAGAGGACAAATTGAAGGTTATGGATTAAACCCAGATGATTATTTTAAAACAGGCACAAGTAAAAAAAAGAGCACAAAAGGTTCACAAACTGATTCAACAACTGTAGATGATGATCCTGCTGGTATAAGAGATTATTTATAGGAGTAAACATGTCTTTAAAAAAACTTAGACAAAAATATCCTGAATACAAAGATATACCAGATTTAAAATTAGCTGAAGCATTTTACAAGAAACATTATTCAGATTTAGATGAATCTGATTATTTTAAAAGGATGTTTCCTGAAATTGCTGCAGAAAGAGCAGAAGATGTTTATACAGATTTTGCATTTCCAGATGATGAATTTGGAGGTGCTTTTGAATCAGAAACTACTTTCAGACCAACCACGTCAGATATTGCAAAACAAGCAAATGTTGCAATAAATGATCCAGCATCCAGCAAAGCTAGGTTTGGTGCATCGTTGGGATATAACCAAGAACAAAAAGCATTGGCTATTAAAAACGTATTATCAAAACAGTTTGATAGAGATATAGATGTTAGAGTTGGTCCTAACACTGGCAAACTAGAATACTTTAATCCGAGAACAGAACAATATGCTTTAGTTGATGCACCAGGTTTTGATATGGGGGATTTTGCAGATTTAGGGGGAGATGCTTTAGTTATAATACCTGATATAGCAGCTAGTGTAGTGGGGACAGTTTATTCTGGAGGTAATTTACCTGCAGGTATAACTGCGGGTGCTTTAGCTGCAGGTGTTGGTGAATATGCTAGACTTAAATTAGGTCAAAAACTTTACGATATAAATCAGGATTTAACAGATGCACAATTATTCAATGAGGCTTTCAAAACAGCGGGTATATCTGCAGGAGCAGGTTTTTTAGGATTAGGTGCAGGTAAATTAATTAAAAGTGCTAATAATGTTATAAAAGGTAGACTTTTTAAATCGGTTGGAGAGGGATTAGAGTTATCAAAATCAGGTAGAGTTTTAGAAGCAGATAATGTTGCAAAACAAATAAATCAAAGATTAGATGATGCAGGAACACAATCAAGATTAAAATTTACATTAGCAGAGGCTGCAGATGATAAAGATTTATTAGCTGTGCAATCGTCATTTGAAAATGTAAGAAGACTTGGAAAAACTGCAGAGTTCCAAGAGTTTGGAGAAAAACAAGCAGGAGCATTAAATGAATATTTTAAATTATTAAAACAAGAATTTGGAAATACTACAGGCTCTGCTTATGACACAGGTGTAGTTATTAAAGAAGTTTTAGATAGAAGAAATAATGATATTGTAAAAAATATTGTAAACAAACAAAAAGCTAGTGAAGATTTATTAACTAAAAAAATTTTCAAATTACCTGACGGAAGTGAAAAAGTTACAGGTGCTCAATTTAGATCAATTATCGAAGACTTAAGTAAAAGTTATAAATCTCAAGCTAATCTGGCTGCAAAAGAATTAGATAATGCAGCTGGATTATCAACTATAAATACTGACATAATAGCTAAAAAAATAAATGAGTTAACAGATGCTGATAGAAGAATTTTTATTAAAACAGTAGGCACTGAAGGTATTCTAAAACCAGATATGATTCAAGAATTAACAAACCCTAAAGGTTTTATTCCTTTAAAAAATGCAAGAGAAACAATATCTGCTTTAGGAAATAAAATAAGAAATCAAGAGCTGGGTTTAGCAGCTGGTGAGTCTGTAGATGTTGGTAGGCTAAAAGCTCTTAAAGGTGCAATAACAGAACAGGTTAAAAAAGATGCAGGTTCTGCATACTTAGACGAATTACAAAAATTTAATGATTTAGTTAGAAGTAACAAAGAATTATTAAATAACGATATAATATCTAAATTAACAAGCATAGATGTAGGAAATGTTTTAAAAATTGCAGATGAAGACATTTTTTTAACAACTTTTAAAAAAGGAGTGGGAAATGGTAAGGCAGCACGAGAAGTTTTTGAAGTTATAAATAAATCTCCAGAAGCTTTAAATGCATACAAAAATTCTATATTTGATTTTTATAAAACAAAAGTTTTTGAAAAAGGTAGACCTAATCTTACTAGACACAATGCATTTATGAGAGATTATGAAAAACCTTTAAAAGTATTTTTTAACGAAGTTGAATTTAATAAAATAAAAAGATTAGGGGGTTTACAAGCTAATATTGAGAAAACTAATAAACTATTTACAAATGTACAAAAACAATTAGACAGATCTTTTGAAGGTAGACTTTTAAATGCATCACCTCAAGAAATTTTTAATAAGATATATAAACCTGGTAACGTAGGTGAGGTAAAAACTTTAAAAAATATTTTAGTAAAAAACCCAGATGTATACAAAAAATTTCAAAGAGATGTTTTATCTGATTTAAATGAAAGAATTTTTAAAAGATCTGATAGATTAAGTGTGGATAGAGTATTAGATGCTCCTGCTTTTGATAGATATTTAAATGGAGGGGGAGGAGAAAGAGGTTATAAAACTATTTTAAAAGAAGTGTTTGGAGATAAATATGTAAAAGATTTAGAACTTTTAAATAGAGCTGTTCAAATATCAAGTAGAGCTGCACCTACAGCACAACAAGGAGTTGTTGGAAGTGCTTTAACAGATTTAATTAGAGCAAGATTAGGTCAATTTACTTTAGCAGGTAGGGTATTTACTGCAGGTAGAAGAATTTTTCAAGCTGCATCAAATAGAGTAATAGCAAATGCTTTGTTAAACCCTGCTGCTTTATCAGATTTAGTAAAGTTAAGTACGATGAAAATGAGTAGTAAAGCTGCTGCAGTTATATTAGCTAAATTAGGTGGTAGTGTTTTTATATTGCCTGATGATGGTACACCAGTGCCTTCAAGAACACAGAATGATACTGAAATGGAAAGAAAAGATGTGACACAATTAAGAGGTTTATTTAATAGAAATGAACCTAGAATAGATTTATCTATGATTCCACAATCTAATGTACAAGCTACAAATACACCAAATATTAATCCTAATTTATTTGCAAAAGCACCTACAGGTATTATGCAAAATTTAACAAGCACTGAGAGAGCATTACTATCTCCAGAAGAACAAATAATAGCGAGTAGAACATAATGCCAAAAAACGCATTACAAAAAATAGAGGATCATGAAAAGCTTTGCAGAATTATGCAAAAGCAAACTCATGATAAAATACATAAAATAGAGTCACAAATAAATAGACTTGAAAAAATTGTATTGGTATCAGCAGGTATGCTAATTATGGGAATGGCCAATATGATATTTATGTTATTAACAAAATAATGAAGCTTACACGGAACTTCAGCTTGGCAGAGCTTATTAAATCAGACACAGCTATTAGGCTGGGCATAGATAATAATCCTAACGCAGATCAAATAGAAAAATTAAAACTACTTTGTGAAAATATTCTACAACCGGTACGTGACCATTTCGGCAGAGTAACGGTGACCAGCTGCTTTCGTAGCCCCGAGTTGTGTGTAAAGATAGGTAGTTCATTAAATTCTCAACATACCAAAGCTGAGGCGGTCGACTTCGAATGTCTGGGCACGAGCAATGCTGAGGTCTTTGACTGGATCAAAGATAACTTAGATTGGGATCAAATGATACTTGAGTTCTATACTCCAGGTGAACCAAACAGCGGGTGGGTTCACTGTTCTTGGGTTGCTGAGAGTCCACGTAAACAATTATTAAGAGCATATAAAGAAGATGGTAAGACTAGATATAAACCTATTATAGGTAATGCTGTAGATTTAATATGAAAACAATAATTGTTGATAATTTTTTATCACAAGTAGAGTGCCACGATCTTATAAATTTTTATAAAGAAAATGAAAAATTTGCAAAAAAATTTAGAGATGTTTATCCTTTAGAATTACTTAAAAATGATCCTAAAGTACATCATTTAAAATTAAAACTTAACGAAACTTCAAAAGATTTTAATGCTGAAATAGATTGGTTTGAGATAGTAAAATGGCCAATAGGTTCAAAACAAGGTTTACATTTTGACATGGCAAAAAATCATACAATTTTATCATCTATTGTTTATTTAAATGACAATTTTGAAGGAGGTCAAACTTATTTTGAAGAGGGCACTATATTTAAACCAAAGATGGGTAGAGGTTTGTTTTTTAATGGACAGTATTACAAACACGGTGTTAATACTGTTGAACAAAACATAAGATATGTTGTGGCTGCCTGGTATAAAAAACTATATCCAATCTCGTAACTCCTCACCCATAACTTCAGATGCAATATTAATTTTGTTTCTTAAAGCTTTTACAATTTTTTCATCAACAGTATCTTCTGCAATAATATCTATATA